TTCAAACTTATCGGGAGTTTGTTTTCTTAAAATGCCTCCAGATTTTGATGACGAGTATGCAAAGGAGGATCATCACCCAACGGCTGGCTGTCTTGAGTTTATTGGCTCAATACCAAATCATTTTGCAAGGCATAGCTTTCTTGTAAAACCAGAGGTCGGTGATTTTTATTTATTTCCTAGCTGGATGATACATCAAGTGTATCCATTTAGAAGTGAAGGCGAAAGAAGATCGATGGCATTTAATGTTCATCTTACATTAGAAAAAGCAACGAAAGGTGTAAATGTATAGCAGAGACCACACTAGGTGGGATAAGCCAGCTAAAAATTTACGTTATAAATGTGATAAGAAAGACTTCCACCGCAAGCGGTGGGAAGATCTAACTATTAAGGAAAGAGATTATTGGCGCGGTCGTGTTCAACAATGGGATCAAGACAAACGCTACGCGGAACAACTTAGACACTCTTCGTCTTCGTCATAATTTGTAACAAATACTTCTCGCGGTGTAGTTTTATATTCTACTTCGTCAGCACATTCGCAAAATTTTTTTGATTCTAGTTCTTGTACTCTACCTTGTAGGTAGACAATAATATCCTTTAATTCTTTTTCTGTCATTCTATCTCCTTTGTTTTGAGGGTAAGCTTCTAGCTATACACCATAACAAAGATAGATTTCAACATCTTTTATTTTTGGGATAATTTATCACCAATCGCCCATAACATCAGCGCGATAAATCCTAATAATCCCGTGATGATAAAAAGTAATCCTATGATAACCCACGCCGTCATGTAATCTCTTTCATAGTTTTCGCCATGGCATTAGCTCTGTTTGGTGTTTGTTTTGCCCACCGTGAGTCTAGCATCTCGTAGCTCGCGCCTATGTAGTTCTTTTCTGCTAATGCTTTCCACATGTTACGGAACTTTGATACGCCGTTTTTACCCAGCTGAAATACCATCTCGACGATTATTTCTTGCGCTATCTCATCGATGTCCGTGCAATCATGTTCTTCTTTTAGTTCTCTTGCTCCCTTAATTGCGTTTTGTAGATCGTCAAGTAATATGTCCATTAAGAATTTTTCATCGTACTCTTTATCGTCTTCCCAAAAATCTTCGACGCAAAGATGACCTACGCCCACGGTCCGCTTACCAAGTGTATCGAGATATACCTTATTACGATAGCCCTCGTGTTTTTTTACTGATTTTAATAATCTATCCATGTTCATAGTCTTTATAATCTCCTTTTAAATATGTTATCGTTCTAACCCAACCTGTTGGTATTGCGATATGTCTGCCACCCTCTTTATCGCCATCGAACTCTGAATAATCTGCCATGATTATAGTTTTCTTTTCGTCTTTGAACATAAGCCAACCAACCGAGTGACACATAGCTAGTCGTTCTTTTTGTATGTCTTCAAGAGAATGCCAACCTGTTTGTCCGTCTTTGGCATCGTACCACGTAACAAGGACCAATGGCTTATTCATGTTATCCCATGTACTCCTAATAAGTTGACACGTCAAGAATAAAATGGTAACGGGTAGTAACGGTTGACAACGCCTGGAAACCAGGCATGCGAAGGAGAAAGAATGACAGATAAAAAAACTAAATTATTAGAAGAATACATGAACAAATGTCCTTTTATAGAAAAATTTTCTATTGAGAAGTTAGATAAAGAGGGAGCAACAATTAGTATTGCATTTGATGATGAGCATTTAGAGTGGGAAACTGTAGAGAAAGAGGAATCAAAATTATGGACGCCATGGACAAAATAAATAAACCAGACTATTATAACTTATCGAAACCAAAGAAAGTTGAAGAAACGACCAAGAGAAAGTGTTTAATGTGCAATAAACACGTACCAATGACCAAGTTTCAACGGTATTGTAGTGTAAATTGTAGAACTAGAGCAACGAATACTACGAGGTATTTGTAATGTTTTTAATAATATATTGGAAAATAGTTATTCTTGTTCTAGCGTTGAGTTTTCTGTTAAGTCTTCTATAACTTCTATTTCGCCATTTACAATATTGTGATCGCGTATTTCTTTTAATTTTGCTTCAAGTTCTGGTCTTGACATATTATCTAAAGACGCGGTTACAACCTCTTTACGATCTACATAAAACCCTGCAAGTTGACCGCGACGATATTCAGCTTGGACAGCTGGTCCTACTTGACCATTGGTAACGGCAATATCTCTTAATCTAGCGAGTTCACGAGAGTGTTTAACAAAATCTATTTTACTTGCTTCGGCATATTCTCGTTGTAAGTTTTCGATTGCCTCTACAACTTTAGGAAAGTATTTTGGATTACGAAGATTACAAGCTTGTGATACAGCAGACTTTTCAGAATATCCAGCTTGTTTTGCACATTCTGTGGCTGTCAATCTCCCATTTTCTTTTACAAATATCTCAACAAATGCTCTTTGTTTAGGACTCAAACTATCGTTCTTTATCTTAGGCATATTTTATTTTAATACACTTTTTCATTTTTGTATAGATTATTATTATTATAATATATTATATATATTTTTTATTTTATATTGAGAAATCACATCTGTGAGGTTACGTCTGGTTACGTCTGGTTACGTGGAGGTAGTAACCCTATTAAGCTATGTTTTTCAATGAGTTAAGTGCAAGGTTACGTGGTTACGTCAGTTTTGTAAAAAATTAAAAAAACTTTTTTAAATTCTGTGTAAAAATATTATACAAAACTATTGACTTATATAATAATGGGATTATATAGGATAATGTAGTCAATAAGACGACGTCTGAGATGTCTTTGTAGCAAGACCTTATTGATTACAAATGTTAGTAATTCAATCATACTAACTGCATAGGCGACGGAGTTATTCGGATAAGTCCTATGCAAACTTAATCTTCCGTAAGAGGAGGGGTCAGTAGACGTGCTGAATGATCGCGAAGAAAAGACAATCCCGTCGCGCCTCTTACGAAAGGTTAAGAGTTTATATACTGTGAAAGTGGATAAAACCGCCACCGACTAGTGTTCCGATAAGTACTTTAAAAAGGGCGATCAGTATATAATATTGAGGGGTGAAAGAGTGTTTGTAAAAATAGATCGAGTAACCCCAATTAAAAGGAGTAATTATGAGTTATATGAGTGAATTAGATTTAAGTATTAGAGAATTAATATTTGATGGGAGTTTAGAAGAAAACATAAAAGAAAATATTGGAAAAAAAATAACCATACGAGGTCGTGATTATATTGTATCTGAAAAAGATATAAGAGATTACTATAATCAAGATGAGTAGTATCGTATATAAATCTGGCGGTTACGTTTCTGTGCCAATGTCGGAAAACTTATTTTGGAATAGAGTTGGTTGGCTTCGTCATGCTATGCTCACGGCGGAAAATTTTGAATTTAGATTACTATACTTTCATAAGCTACAAGACTTAATGAAATTTGTTCCATAATGTTCTTGACAACTTATTATTCCCATGCTAATGGGATAATATAATTTTTAACAGAAAGGAAAAATTATGAATAAAGATGATATAAGATTAAATAAATCTAAACGCGACGCAATCAAGTTAGCTTGGCGAGATGTTGTTTTAAAACAAACACCAACTGCTAAAGATGAAGATTTGCGTAATGCTTGTGATAACTTTAGAAACCTAGAAAAGTCAACGTGGGATTCTGTAGTCAAACCAACTGTTGAAAGGTTTTATCCTCAATCAGATATGAAGATACTTAAAAAGTATTCTAGAAATAGTGGTAGTGGTACTTTTGCCGAGTGGGATAATTGTTTTTATTTCAAACCGACTTTTGAAGATAGGAGTGAGGTACAGTTTAGGTGGAATTACAATGGTCAAGATATGACAGCATTATACTATGATGATATTATGAATCTTGGTGGTAATCCTAACCTTGAAATAGAGCATGAAAATAGAGAGCCAAGTCCTAAATTTTATGAGCAAAGAGAAAAACTACAAAGTATTTTAAAAGATAGTTTAAAAGTTCCTCGTTATGAGGGTTATTCTAACGATAGATATTCTTTTCATAACATTGAAGATTGGAAAGTCAGTCGTATGGACGGATTTGCTATGTTAGTTCCAAGCACAGGGGGTTGCCATAGTAGAGTAATGATGATCGATAGTGAGAGTGATTGGCAACTTTTACGAACGTACAATAAATCAAGATCAGCCATGATAAATGCTCAACGCGACGTTTTCAAAGAGAAAAACACTTTGATAAATGATATGAATATGGTCATAGATCAATCTAAGTTTTTGAGTGAGGTAAAACCTTATTGGGAAGATATTGAATTGTGTGTAAATTTTGACGATCAGAATATTGGTACTGCTATCTCAATCGTTTCAGAAGAAACAAAAGATAGATTAAAAGAAAGTGCCAAACTACGACAAGCACATAGAGAAATGTTGGCGGTGGTAAAAACACCAGCAAAAGAACTTGTAAGTTAAATCATCTTGACACTATCCTACATTTGTGGGATAGTGTTTTTTATTTAAGAAAGGATAATTTATGAAAAAACAAATACCTCTTTGTCAGAATTGTGGTTGCAA